AAAAACTAGACACTATTGAAGAGGTATTACTATGACTGATGAAAAACCAATTGAAGAATCGAAAACCGCAACTAGAATTGAACGCTTTGCTCAATGGCTTATGTCACGTGAAGAACGACGTGGAGAGAAAGAAACAAACCTCGACACGTTAGTCAAACTAAACGTGTTGGTCTCCTTTCTCACTCTCGCTATGGTCGGTGGCATCGATGCTGTCAGAGCAGCTGTAATGTTCATTCCTTACTTTTAGGCGCACGACACTTGTCACGATTCCAAAACATATCCCGACATCGGGCCTTGTTAGTATTACATACTGAGCATCGCCATTCGCTGACCACGCCTAACAACTTGTTTGGGTTGTAACTAATGTTCCAGTATGTGTTGCAATTGCCACATGCTAAGCCGACAACCGGTGAAGGTGCGCTTGGCAAGCCCATGACGTGTCCACAGTCGCATTTGTACGTTGCACTCATTCTTCTTCCTCCAATAACCAACAATTACACAGAGGTGTTTCAATTGGTGCTAAGTTCTCGCACTTCTCGCAATTCATTCAGACACCTCCAATGTGGGACAATCGAGGGTCCAGTGGTCACCAATCATTCCGCAGTTGCGACACGTCGCATGTTTGAACGTCTTTTTCTTCACTTCAACCTTCACTTTTTGTTCGGGCTGGTACCGGAGGAGTTGCTCACGTATCCAGCCGCTAAAGTTTGGCATTCGCTTCGCTACTTCAAACGACTTATCGCACAATGAGATTGACTTGTTTCTCATACAGTCATCCCCTTGTAACACTGAAAACAAACATAACACCCGTAATTGTATGGTGCTTCGTATAATTTTTTATGTTCTTTGCATTCAAAACATCGAATCGGGCTTTCTTTTTGTGGGCGGGCCATGTTCTATCGCATGGGTATCAAGTATATCAATGCATATGTATGTATAATGCATATAGGCGGTAGCATATCAGCCCCCGGTAAACCCCTGTGGGGACCAACTGGATATAGGCTTTATGCGAACAGACCGGCCTCAGACGAAGACTGGGGCAGGCCCCAGTACTCCTTGAGGCCTGTTTGACTCGCTTCGCTCGTAAGAAGATAGGGTGCAGTGTGGAATGCAAAGTGGGTTTACTTTATACACCGTCAATGATGTGTGGTAATTGGTCGGGGGAGCCGGCCCGACGTTTAATTGACCGAAACAACCCCCGACCACCTGATGTGATACAATGGCAACAAAAAAGACAAGCATGTTTACCCTAACCGAACGAGTGACGCTCAGTGCAGCAAATACTGAGACGTTTGCAACAATTGACCTTGGCAGCTATGTTGATGTCGGAGACCGTCAAGCTTTACAAATACACAGTGTTGATTTTATCTTCCAAGGAGCAACTGGTGCAGTTGCAGTAAACACATCAATGGGCGGTTCTGGTCACGTTGTTGCTCAGGTTACTGACCTCAACCGTGGCGGTTTTGTTTTTGCAAATGACCGTGCTTTAATTGCCAGTGCAGATTTGATTCACGACAACGATGCTTTTCTTTCAATGAATGCAGACTTGTACCCAGACAACTATGGCAAAGGAAGCAACGATGGGCGATATGTAGTCAACGACCAGTTGTACATTTCAGCTCTAACAACTGCACATGCTTCAAACATCAACGTCACTGTCCGAGTAAACGCTTCTATTGTCACCCTGGGTGCAAAAGACTTCATGGCCATTGCAATCCAGTCAACAGCCGCCGATAACTGAGGTGGTTCTTCTGGTCAAAGTTGAAGGTACTCTCGAAGAACTCAAATCATTGTTTGTAGAGTCTGCAAAGAAGGAAGCAAAGTCTACCGCACGTCGTGCAGGTAAAGTTGCGGTTAAGAAAACCGTTAAGGCTGCTAAGCGTGCTCCATCAGCATACAACAAGCACATGAAGAAAGAACTTGCACGTCTGAAGAAGAAACATCCTAAGACACCTCACAACACATTGTTCAAAAGAGCTGCAAAGTCTTGGAAAGGAACGAAGAAAAAAGGTGGTAAGAAATGAGTCGTACAGTGATGTTTGACAAAGTAATGCGAGGAGGCTCGTTTACCTACACGGCTTCAGGAACAACGTGGTCGAGCAATGGCCCATGGGAATATGCTGGTGGCAATACTAACGTATTGTACACGCAAGACGAAATTGATATTGGCGGTATGACTACTACTCAAGAAGAGACATTCTACCCTGAGGCAGCGACCATTCAGAACTCTCCATTCTATACAATACCAGGAGTGGTTCTAAGAGACCCAGGAGACCCTAATTCGGGCTTAGTGCCATACGGTGCATTATTCGAATACGTCTTGATAACTGAAAGTCCTTTCAAGGTTGATAAGTGGGTCTCAGACCAAACTTACACTGGTGATGGAACTTCTTGGATTCCTGTTTACAGTTGTCCGGGTATTGACCCACGACGTACAACCGAACAAGCTACAACACTTGGTTTTGAAAACATCCTTTACGGTCGTGTTCAAATGATAGTACACAATTCTTCCTTGCCACAACAAGCAGGTGTTGTTTATTCATCGAATGAATTTGGTTCGATGACGCCAACAGCGTCCGACCGATTGTATATCACTCGATTTGTTGTCATTCAACCTCTTGGTGGCCAAACCATCCCAAACGGCTCAGGTATTCAATTACCACACATGAGAGTTGTCCTGGTTGGAAGTGGCAAGGAAGAAAACGATTTGTCGTACATCATGCGACTTCGTAATTCTTACTTACTACAACAGGACGTTAACTAATGCTCGAAGAAGAATGGTGGAAGTTGCTGGGTAACCAGACAAGGCAGTCTCCGATTATCGCTGCTCAAGTAGTTCAGGCACCAGCACCTAAACCTACTAAGGTTCAAACAGACATACCATTTACTGCAATCGGCCAAGGCATAGGTGCTGCAATTGGTTTTACCGCGTATGTCTGGACCTACCCTATCGTCTGGATTGACGGCCCTCTTCCTATTGTTGACACTCTTTGGATTGGCGGCTTGGCAATGGCTACAGCACGTGGAGCAAAGATGGGTAGAGACGCAGGAAAAAAACTAGACACTATTGAAGAGGTATTACTATGACTGATGAAAAACCAATTGAAGAATCGAAAACCGCAACTAGAATTGAACGCTTTG